GTGCTACCACAGCTAATACCGTTCGTGGTACTACTATCACTGCAACCACAGGCTTTACAGGTGACTTGACAGGTAGCGTCACAGGTAATACCACAGGTACTCATACAGGTGCTGTGACAGGTAACGTAACTGGTAACTTGACAGGTAACGTGACAGCCTCTAGCGGCACATCTACATTTAACCATGTGACCATCAGTGGTTCCTTGGATATGGATGCAGGTACTTCTGCTACTATCACCGGCTTGGCTACTCCTGTCAACAATAGCGATGCAGCCACTAAGGTTTATGTAGACACAGCTATCAGTAACTTGGTTGACGGTGCTCCCGCTAGTTTGGATACCTTGAACGAGATTGCTGCTGCTTTAAATGATGATGCTAACTTAGCAGCAACATTAACAGCTTCTATCGCTACCAAAGTATCTAAGTCCGGTGATACCATGTCCGGTGCTCTGGCTATGGGTACTAACAAGATCACAGGCTTAGGCACACCTACAGCAGGTACAGACGCTACCACCAAGACTTATGTTGATGATGCTAATGCTTTGAAGCTGAGCTTGTCTGGTGGTACTATGTCTGGTGCTATCGCAATGGGCAATAGCAAGATCACAGGTTTAGGTACTCCCACAGCAGGCACTGATGCTACCACTAAGACTTATGTTGATGGTATCTTAGGCTCTGCTACCGCTGCTGCTGCTTCGGCATCGGCTGCTGCTACTTCAGAGACTAACGCTGCTAACTCAGCCAGTGCAGCCTCTACAAGTGCTTCTGCTGCTTCTGCCAGTGCCTCTAGTGCCGCCTCAAGCTATGACAGCTTCGATGACCGCTACCTCGGCCCTAAGTCTTCAGCTCCTTCCGTTGACAATGATGGTAACACATTGCTGACAGGTGCTTTGTACTGGAACACTACTTCTAGTAACTTGTTTGTGTGGACTGGTTCTGCTTGGACAAGTGCAGCCTTTACATCTAGTGGTTTTGCTACCTTGACAGGCGCTGAGACACTGACCAACAAGACCATCGAAGCTGGTACGTTTACCAACGGCTACACCGAAGAAACGGTAACAGCCAACACAAGCACAGCCTACACCATTGACTTGGCTAATGGCACTGTTCAGTACTTGACCTTAACAGGCAACTGCACCTACACATTCCCAACACCAGTGGCTGGCAAGAGTTTTATCTTGGTGCAAAAACAAGATGGCACGGGATCGCGCACAGTGACATGGCCTTCATCTGTTGATTGGCCCGGGGCAACTGCGCCCACACTGACAGCTACAGCATCCAAAGCTGACAAGTTTATTTTTACGGCCATTGACGGGTCTAACTGGCTCGGCAGTGTTGCTGGTCAGAACTACACCGTCTAAGGAGTATCAATGTTTAGTTCTAACACTTCTGGTGAAACTGGAACAAATTTAGATGGCGTTCCCGCCATGTATGTGCCGGGAAGACAAGGGGATTTAAACCTCGTAGGTATAGCAGCAACAACCGATGAAATATCTTGGATTGTTCCCTCTGGCGTGACACAAATTAGTGCAGTGTGTGTTGGCGGCGGCGGAGGCGGAGCTTCCGGGGACTCAGCTCAAGATTGTGGCGGAGGAGGAGGCGGAGGTGGCGCACTAACATACGCAACAATCTCAGTTACTCCAGGTGAATCATTGACTATAGGCGCAGGCGCTGGAGGAACCGCAGGTTCTGCAGGCGGAGACTCTTATATAAAAAGAGGCGGTAGTGATTTGCTACGCGCTGCGGCTGGAGGAGGCGGTGGCGCTGCAGCAGCAAACTTTAGCGCGGGTGGCGTTGGTGGCTCTAAAGGCGCTTACTCTGGCGGTAACGGTGGAAGCGGGGGGTCAACTGGAACTACTGCCCTTACTCGTTTCGGAGGCGGTGGCGGTGGTGGCGCTGGTGGTTATTCCGGTAATGGTGGTAATGGCGGCGGCTCGCCAGTTACAAACTTAGGGGTTAACGGTTCTGAGGGAAGTGGCGGTGGCGGCGGAGGTGGAGGAAGCGGTAGAAGTCTTTCTGGATCACCACCAGAAAATGACGGAGCGCAGGGCGGAGGCGTAAACGTATTTGGCGCGGGATCAAGTGGCGCTGGTGGTCTTGGGTCAACCTCACTACAGGATGCTACTGGTGGTGGAGGGGGGTCGGGAGGGGCAGCAGGAACTAATAGGAATTCCGGGACTGTCATAGCGCAAGGATCGTTTGGCGCTGGTGGTAGTGGCGGTTCTGGCGAATCGGGAAATACCAACATAGGTCTTCAGGGCGCTCCCGGATGTGTTCGTATTGTTATTGGCGCTAATAAATATCCTTCAAGCGCACCAGAAAACACTGATGAATTAATCATAACAACAACTGGTTCTGGGACTTGGACTGTTCCTTCTGGCGTAACTTCTGTTTCAGTTGTTTGTATAGCTGGTGGCGGCGGGGGTCAAAGAAATGATTCTGATGCTGCGTCTGGTGGCGGTGGCGGTCTGCGTTATTACAACAATTTAACTGTAACTCCCGGCGCAACAATAAATTTAAGCGTTGGGGCAGGCGGAACAGCTGGTACATCCGGTAACCCAGGAGGCACTGGAGGAAGCACTCGTTTTAACGGCACAACAGACGGAAATGCGTCTGTGTATGCCTCAGGAGGAGATCCTAGTGGTGCTCCGGGAACTGGATCAACAGTTGGCGGTTCTATAGGTGGCGGCAATGGAGGCACTGGAGGACAAGCTAACTCCACTAACGCTGGAGGAGGCGGTGGCGCTGCTGGATTTAGTGGTAATGGTGGAAATGGATCAGGGCCAACTGCTGGCTCTTCTTCCGCTGGTGCTGGCGGTGGAGGCGGTGGTGGCTTTAGAAGTACCGCTACCTCTGGCGGAGGTGGCGGAAACGGTCTATATCCCGGAATTAACGGAGCCGCAAAAACGGTTACTTCGCAATCGGGTGGTGGAGGCTCTGCCGCTAGTAGAGTGTCAAACGGAGGCCCAGGCCAATATGGAGGAGGGGCTGGCGGCAATGATTCTTCTAATGGTCTTGGAGATGCTGGCGCTCAAGGTGCACTCCGCATCATTTGGCCCGGAAATACTCGAACATTCCCATATATGGCAGGAAAATAAGGAAAAATCATGTTTGCAAAAATTGAAAACAATCAAGTGGCGGAGTATCCGCTGACGGAAGGTGCAATCAAAATGCGCTTTCCTAACACCTCATTCCCAACAAACTTTGTTGCGGCGTTGCCGGAGGGTTATGTGCGTGTTCAGCCAAACAGTCAACCTTCTGAAGATGAGATGAAGGTTATTGCTGAAGGCACTCCAGTCTTGGTAGATGGTGTGTGGACTCAGACATGGGTGCAGTCTGACAAGTACACCGCCGAGGAGCTTGTTTTTCACAACGCAAAGAAGGAAACGGATAAGCAGCAAGAGGAGCGCAACGTGCGTAATAGCTTGCTTGCTAAGTCTGATTGGACGCAACTGGCTGATGCTCCTGTGGACAAGGCTGCATGGGCTACATACCGCCAAGCACTGCGTGATGTAACTGGTCAAGAGGGTTTCCCTTGGACTATTACATGGCCTGAAGCGCCTCAATAAAATACTTCTTGACATACAGTTAACAATCTGTTATACTATTCATATAGAGAACTAAAGGAACATAAGGATGGCTTCAACCTATCTACAACTGGTTAACAACGTACTCACAAGGTTGCGGGAGACTGAGGTATCCTCGGTTCAAGACACTCCTTATAGTTCTTTGATTAGTGTATTTGTTAACGATGCTAAGCGGGAAGTAGAGGATGCATACGAGTGGAATGCTTTAAGCACTACAATCGTTGTCCCTACTGTCGCTGGTCAACGTAACTACACCCTGACTGGATCAGGTGAACGATTTAAGACAGGGGATGTGATTAATGACACAGAGGATGTTCCTATGCGTCAGGCTTCACAAGTATGGCTTAATCGTCAGTACTACACAGGAACTGTACAGGATGCAGCTCCTTGCTACTACAGCTACAATGGTGTTACCGCTGGCGGTGATAACAAAGTAGACCTCTGGCCTCAGCCTGATGCTGTATACCAGATTCGCTTTGAGCTTACAGTGCCTCAGCTAGACTTGGTTAACAACAGCGATAACCTGATCGTCTCTGCTCACTTGGTACAGCTCTTAGCCTACGCTAAAGCCTTGGGTGAACGTGGTGAAGATGGTGGTACAGCTTTCGGTGAGGTGTTCCAGCAATACCGCTTAGCCTTGGCTGATGCTGTGGCTATTGAGCGTAACCGCTACGATGACCAAGTAGTCTGGACAGGTGTTTAATCATGGTAGCTAAACTTCTAACGACAACCATTGCTGCTCCCGGCTTCAAAGGAGTGAATACCCAAGACTCTTCGATCACGTTAGAGGATGGCTTTGCTACCGTAGCTAATAACTGTGTCATTGATAAGTTTGGTCGTATCGGTGCTCGTAAAGGGTGGACTCCTGCTCATGCCTACAATGCAACATTAGGTACAGCTACCGTCAAAGCTATTGATGAGCTTATCACTGTTGCTGGCGACTCTTATGTCATCGCAGCAGGTAACAATAAGTTATTCAAGCTGGTAGGTTCTACCTTAACTGAGTTAACCTACGGAGGTGGAGGTACAGCTCCTACGATCACAGATAGTAACTGGCAGATGGCTTCTCTGAACAGCTGCTTGTATATGTATCAGGCAGGGCATGATCCCTTGGTGTTCGATCCTGCTGTAAGTACTACTACGTATCGTCGTATCTCTGAGAAGTCAGGATATGTAGGTACTGTGTCTAATAACAACTGTGCTATCAGTGCTTATGGTCGGGTATGGTCAGCTAACAACAGTACCGACAAGAGCACAATCCAGTTCTCTGACTTACTCTCTGGTCATATCTTGAGTACAGGCACTGCGGGTACTCTTAACGTATCTCAGGTGTGGCCTGCTGGCGGTGATGAGATCATGGCCCTAGCTGCACACAATAACTTCTTGATTGTCTTTGGCCGTAGACAGATACTGATCTACGCTAATGCTAACAGCCCCAATGATCTGTCTTTGTCAGATGCTATCACAGGCACTGGATGCTTTGCTCGTGATTCGGTGGTTGTGACAGGTGGTGACGTGTTGTTCCTTTCAGATGCTGGTGTTAAGTCCCTGATGCGAACCATTCAAGAGAAGTCAGCACCTATGCGCGACATCAGTGCTAACGTCCGTGATGACTTAGTGTTCGAGCTTACCACAGAAGACCCTGACGAAATCAAGGCTGTGTACTCTGATAAGGATGCCTTCTATCTGTTGTCTCTCCCTGCTCGTCAGTTAGTGTACTGCTTCGATATGCGAGTGATGCTGCCTAACGGAGCTAATCGAACAACTACTTGGGATGGTTTACTTCCCTACGCTATCAAGTATACCCGTAACAAAGACTTACTGGTAGGGAAGCCCGGATACATCGGTAAGTACGATGGCTACAAGGACAATGCAGATAGCTACCTGATGCGTTACTACACTAACTACTTTGACTTCGCTGCTCCTACAGTGATTAAGATCATGAAGAAGGTAGGCGTTACAGTTATCGGTGGGCAAGGCTACGGTGTCACATTGAAGTTCGGCTTTGACTACAGTGACATTCTGAACAGCCGACAGTTTGCACTGGCTAATGCTTCTGTAGCTGAGTACAACATTGCCGAGTATGACATTGGTGAGTACGGTGGTTCTGCCTTTGACAACAAGGTTATCAACATTGGTGGCTCAGGTAAAGTTATTCAATTAGGTTTTGAGACAACTGTCTTCAATAAACCTGTATCAATTCAAAAGCTGGACGTTTACGTTAAGACAGGAAAGACTAGATAATATGTCAAATTATACAAAGAGTACTAACTTTGCCGTTAAGGATACTTTACCAACAGGTAATGCTGGTAAGATCATCAAAGGCACTGAAATTGATACAGAATACAATAACATTGCCTCAGCTATCAGCTCCAAAGGTGATACTAACAACGGTGCTTTTACAGGCACTACAACGATGGTTAACCTGACTGTCTCAGGTACGTTTAATGCAACAGTTGACGGAGGTACATACTAATGGCTGATTTTGATTGGACTTCTTTACTTGCTCCTTCTATTGGTGCTTTAGGTACAGCCTACGCAACTAACCAAGCAGCAGGTAATGCTACAGCCTCTGCTAACCAAGCAGCACAGATGGCTCAGTTTCGTCCTGTAGGTGTTACCTCTCGCTTTGGTAAATCAGGCTTTAACTATGGCCCTCAAGGTGAACTAATTGGTGCTGGCTACCAAGTGGCTCCTGACATTGCCGCTATGCGTGAAGGCTTGATTGGCTTGGCAGGCTCAGGCTTGTCGCAAGCTCAACAAGCTCAGGCATTCCAGCCGGGAATTACCGCAGCAGGTCAAGGCTTGTTTAACCTCGGTCAACAATATGTTGGTGAAAGTCCACAAGCTGTAGCCCAGAACTACATGACTCAACAGCAAGGTTTACTTGCTCCGGGTCGTGAACAGCAGTTAGCTCAGTTGACTAACCAACAGCAGCAGCAAGGTCGTTTAGGTCTTGCCACAGGCGGTACAGCAGCAGGCTACACAGCAGGTGCTTCCGGCCTTGCAGCAACTAACCCACAGATGGCTGCTTACTACAACGCTATGGCTCAGCAGGATGCTCAGTTGGCTGCTAATGCTAACCAAGCAGGCCAGCAGCAAGTTACATTCGGTCAAGGCTTGATGACAGGTGGTATTAACCTTCAGAATGCTGGCTACGGTTTACAGTCCAATGCTCTGGTTCCTTATACTAACTACTTGCAGGGTGCTCAGAATGCTGAGAACTTAGGCTTAGGCGCTCTGACAGCAGGTCAAAGCTTAGGCTCCGCAGCAGCTTCTAGTAACAATGCAGCAGCTGATTATATGTATGCAGGAGCTAAGACAGCTAACAGTGCTAACCGTGCTGCTGTTCAAGGTGCTGTATCAGGTTTGACTGATCCTATCACACAGTTGATTAACGGTCTGGTAAGAGGCAATACAAATACAGGTACTAACCTTTCACAGTTTGACTACGCTGCTTTGAGTGGCTATTAAGGAGTAATGATGGCAACAGACCCACGGTTATTTGGAGGCTCTATGTCTCC